TCGCCTGAGCAAATGTCCGAAGGCATTCGCCGCGCCGTCAAGGCGGGTTATATGCCGCGTGACCAAGGCGACGCGATGATCCAAATGCTGGGGCAGATGACCGATACCGACGAAGAAGGTTCGGGCATGAGCTTTGACGATTTGGAGATCCACATCGACGCTGTCCGCAACGACGGCAGCGAAGTGCAGAAGATGATTGCGGCTAGCAACGCAGTCATGCAGATGTTGCCTGCTGTCATGTCCATTCCTTTCTGGGATTGGAAGTCGTGGCTTAAGCGTTGGGGCGAAGCCTTCAACATGCCTGACCTCGATCAGTACCTGAACCTTGACGCTGCCGCTGAGATGGCTTCCATGAATATGGAAATGCAGATGATGTCGGGCGGCGGTGCTGGTCAAATGGGTGGTCGCCCCGGCGGCGGTCAACCTGAACCAGTACGCAACGCTCCGAAGCTCGCTCAAAACCAAGGCTTTGGTAAGGCGATTGGTGCAGGTGTGAATCCAACCAAGTCTAAAACCCAAGGAAAGCCTAGCAGCGGTTCATAATCATGGCCCAGTACGAATTCCAAGCTGATGACGGCGAGATCATTATTCGGGAATACCCGATGACAAAAGCGCCGAAGATTGGCAAAACTATCACGCACAAGGGCAAGAAGTATTCGCGGATCATCTCGACATCTAAAACAGAGGTGCGTTTGTTTGAGCCTAATTTTGTGTCGCACTCGTTGCCACGGTGGCATCCAGATGCGCCACATTACGAACCTGGCACAGGCAAGCCGTGTTTCCAAAACATGAGGGAAGTCCGCGAGTTTTCAGCTAAAACAGGATACAAGTATGAATACGGAAACGGCTGATACAACGCAAACGACTACGCAACAAGAACCCAGCGCTGAACAACAAGCGCGTGCCGTCTATGATCGCCTTGCTGGCGAGCTTGCGGAAAAGGAATCCGTAAAAGCAGAAGCGCTCGAACGCGCTAAGAAAGACGCTGCACCTAAAGAGCAATCCGAATCGCGCAAAGAGCGTGGTGAGGATGGCAAGTTTGTCAAACCGAAGGCAGCGCCAGAGCCTAATCTGGTTAAGCCTACAAGTTCCGAATCCGAAGACGACGAGGGGCCGGAAGTTGACGGCACAGATGCGAAGGCGCAAGAACGCGCCCTAACCGCTCTGCGCCGCGCCAAGGTTCCTAAGGACATCATGGAAGGGCTTCCCGAAGAGGTGAAGCTCAAGTGGGGTCGCCAGCTATCCAAAATGCAAAGCGAAACCGACCGGATGGCGCAGGAGTTTGCCGCTCTCAAGAAGAACGGTCAGGCAGAACCGAAGGAAGCAAAGAAACCGGATAACCAGTCGGAGTCTACGCGGGCCACGCAGGCTGTAGAACAACCCGAACAGGCTTACATCCGCTCTGCTGCCAAGAAGCTCGCTGACACCTTCATGTTGGGCGACGAAGCTGAGGAGGCTTTTGCAGACGCATTGCAAAACGCTACCAAACCGCTTGCCGAGCGCTACGGCGCACTCGAGCAGCAGTTGCAGGTAGCGGCTGGTCTTAGCACTCAGATGCTATTGGCTAATGCACGCAATACGTTGTCAGCCGACTTCCCTGAGCTACGGGACAAGGAAGGGTTTGTGCAAGTGACGCAAGCTATGCAACGACTTGCGGAAAGCGGCGCATACGCAGACATCGACGATCTCAATGAGAGAGCCGAAGCTGCTATGCGCGATGCTGCCCAAGTTGTGTTTAGGGAGCAGATCAACGCACGACTCAAGGCGCAAAGAACTTCAATCGACCAAAAACGCAACGCAGGGCAATCCAGCGTCCCCAAAAGGAGCGGTTCAACCGAAGTTAACGGTATGAGCCGTGATCGCGCCATCTTCCACCTTATGTCGAATGAGAATTTGACAGGTGCTGAGGCCCGTCGTCGCGTAGATGGTTACTAACAAAATCACAAGAGACTGAAAAATGCCTGCAATCGTATCTTTTGCCGACTGGGCAGAAGCGACTGGCCCGCTGCTCCTTACGGGGCCGGAAAAGTTCGTTAACGCTGCTCAACTCCAAAACTATTCATGGGCGCGCTTCGTGCGCGGTAAGGAATACTCTGAGATCGTTCAGGGTGGTTCCGAAATCCGCGACGAGTTGATGTTCGACGAAGCTAACACCTTCTCGATGTATCAGCCCAACGACCCCCAGACCCCGACGATGCCCCAGGTGCTTACGCGCTGGTCGTCGCCGTGGCGCTTCGCCGTTGACAGCTATAGCTGGACGGAAGAAGAAGAAGCGTTGAACGCTGGCTCTTCGTACACCGAAGACGCTCGCTTCATGCAATACAAGTCGCTCCTCACCAAGCTGGAAATGCGCGTGCAGACCTCGATCTGCAACGGCATGGAAACCAAGTGGTGGGCGGTTCCCGATGCAAGCACGATGGAAGCTGCGGCTGGCAAAGAGCCGTACTCCATCCCGGCGTTCATCAACGAACAAGCTAACGGCTTGTTTAATGATGTTGGCGGTGCAGGTGCGTTTACGACTGTTGAAACCATCAACCCGACCGCCGTTGGCAAAACCAAGTGGCGCAACCGAGTGATCGGCTACGACAGCCCCGCCGTGAAGCCGACTGCCGGCGCTCGCAACGTCATCAATGCGATGGACGATGCGTTCTTGCAGTTGAACTTCCGTCCGCCCGCTGGCAAGGAAGCCTACTTCGAGCCGAACACGTGGAACAGCATTGCGTCGTTCACCACGAAGAAGGGTCTTCTCGTGATGACCGACCTGCTGCGTCAAGGTCAAGACTGGTACACCAACCGTACTAGCCCTGACTCGGCCTTCAACGGCCCGATGTACGCCGGTATGGAAATCGTGTACGTGCCGCAGTTGGATGCAGCTCCGCTGTATCTCAACACTACTGCTGGTGGCAATGATATGGTGTCCGAAGGCGACTCCCTTGCTGCCGGTCGCGGCCCGCGCTACTACTTGCTCAACGCCAAGTACCTGAAGACTGTGTTCCACAAGGACAAGTACTTCGTTCGCAAGCCGCCGATGTCGCCGTTCAACCAGCCGTTCACGAAGACTGTTTACATCAACAGCTACTTCAACAACGTCTGCACGGCGCGTCACACGCACGCGATCATCACTCCTGGCACGGTTACGGGTTCGTTCCCGTCGACCACGTTGACTCCGGCTCAGGTCTACTCGGCCTACTGATAGGAAAGGAATAAGACTATGTACACAGACAAGCACTTTTACTTTCCGTTTGTAGGTTTGCCTACCGGAGTTGGCCTTGACCAACCGTTGTCCTTGACTGGTGGCGCTACTCCCGCCATTTCGTTCTGGGATGACTTTGTGTCTGGCTCAATCACTCTTGCACAGGCTTACAGCACGGCAACAACCGGTTCTACCAACACGGTTGCAGCGGTAACGTCTGGTGAACCTGGCGGTGCTATTACTATTACCGGTAGCGCAGCTAACGGTAATGCCGGTATTCGCACGAATATGCCGGTTCGTATCTCGGCTGGCAAGGCGTTTACTTACTCGGTGCGCCTAAAATCGGCTTCTATTACTGACGGTATCTACGTTGGTATGGAAGCCGGTAACGCTAACCCGTTTACTAGCACTAACTGCAAGGGAGCGCTGTTCTTCATTACCTCCGCTGACATTAAGTACGGCGCTATTGGTACGGCAGGTGCATCGCTGGCTACTGCTGGCACAACGATTTCCACAGGATTGTCGTTGGTTGCCAACACCTACGTTGACTTGGCGATCTGCTGGACGGGATCCGAAACCTCTTTCTTTGTCAACGGCGCATTGGTAGCCAAGTCTACGGTCAGCCTCGCTGGCTTGGACTTGTACCCTGTGCTGGGTGTGCAGAGAGTGAGCGCAGACAAGGTTTTGACCGTGGATTACCACGGCTTCCAAATGCAACGCTGAGACATAGCTAAGTTGGGGGAGGCGGCGCGTCCGTCTCCCCTACAACCCGAACACACACGACTATGACCCTAACCGCCGCACGCTGCGTTGATCACATCCGCCACACGCTAGGCAACGCTCTGCCCTCGCAGACGATTGACCCCATGACGGTCATCAACCAAGCGGGCCAGTTCCTCTGCACCATGCACGAGTGGAAGTGGCTAGAACGCCAATCGGCGTATATCGGCTTTACAGGCGGTCAGTCGTGGTCAACCTGCCCCTCCGACCTGCGCGACCTTATTTCTATCCAGTTCACCCAGGGGCTTGTTAATCGCGTCAGGATTACCTCTATCAACGAGATCTCGCGCCTGCGCTCGCACAACATCGGCGTAGGCTTGGCGATGACTTGGGTTTCGCTTGTTTCCCGCGCTAACCCCACAGGCGGCGCTCCTCTGCCGATCTTGGAGCTATACCCCACGCCCGTCACGACCGACAACCAAGCGCTGACGGTGTACTACCGCGCTGGCTGGACTCCTCCCGCAAACCTCGACGAGTCCTCCTTCATCAACATCCCTGAGTACATTGAGCCGCTGTACATCCAAATCCTGCGTGCCTTTGCTCGAGGCTACGAGGAGGAAGATCAAGGCTCGTTAGACGCTCGCCTGCAAGCTCTGTACACGGGCGTTTTGTTCCTTACTGCTGCTGAACGAGATGGTATGATCCAGCACCAGTACGGGCCTCCGCTGCAAACAGGTCTGAGTGCCGTGGGAACCTACCTCCCTGGCGTTCCGGCTTCTCCCTACACCGTCGCAAACCCCGCACCCTGAAATCTGAGCCATGGCCGAAAACATTCACGACAACCAACCGTGTAACTGGGTAACGCAAACCGCCGCCGCTACCGAGGCATATCCAACAGATGGAGTTGGTGGAAGTACAACTACATATGCAGACTCTGTTTTTAAAACAAGTTACCGCAATGCAATTCTTCAGACCGTAAAATTTACCGCAACAGCAACAGGAAATACTTGTTCAGTTCACCTAGCTGACGGTGCAGCTGTCTTTAGCTTTGCGGCTCCAAGTCAAGGGACTCATTCGTTTGACCTTGGTGGCGATGCAGGTGTATTTATGCCTGGCGGGTTTCACATTCGATTTGCAGGCGGGGGTGGTGTTACTTCAATGACAGCGTTCTACCGCCCGCAGTAACCCATGGCAAACTTTGAGCTACAGTTTCCGCTTGGTGGACTAAACGACAATGTCGCGCAGTCCAAGCAGCCCAGCGGAACTACAAACGAAGCAATCAATGTGCGGGGTCAAGACCCCATCACAGGACGCATTCGTGGGGCACAAAGAAGCGGGCTTACAAAGTATGTAGTTGAGTCGATGGAGGCACGTGTCAAGCGGTTTGAGAAGGTTGTGTACGACAACCGTCAACTGCGGTATGTGCCTTTAGACTCATCCAACGTCAAGTTGATTTGGGAGCAAGCTAACAACAACTCAAACGCCAGCACCTACTGCGTTGTTGACTACAAGGAAAATGTTTATGTAGTTGACGCTGGCCGCACGGTGCAAAAGTTTAACAAGAACGGCGTGCTGGTGTACACGCTTGCGCCAGCAGGTTTAGAAGATGTCAACTTGTACATCCGTGGCTTGGCGGTAGACGATGCAGGTAGTTTGTGGATTGGTACGGGACACGAAAAAGCAGCAGATTTGTCGCTAACGCCATCGTCACTTGCAAACGCAGCATCTTTAAACCGAACGCGCATTTGGAAGTACAAAGAAAATTTAGCTGGTGCTGTTCCAGTTTTAGATTATTCGTTTAACCCGCGTTTAACGATTGAAAAGCTGGCCTTGTCGCAAGGCATTTTATACGCTGCTGCAAATGATCCGTTGCTAGAGGAAGGCTATGTTGTAGCCTACGACGAGATCTATACCACAGGAATGGAAGAGGTGGCACGCAGGAAAATGCCGTATCCATTATGCGACATTGACGTGCTAGCTGACGGAAAAGTGTGTTTTACTGCTCCGGTTAATGTGAATCGTCCAGAAAGACATTCACAGCAATATCCAAACTACAGAAAAACCGTAGTTGATTGGACGCCGGCTCAAATTCCAAATGACAAGCTTTGGTCTTGGTATGACGCTGCTCAAATGGAAGGTGCGACTAACAATGAACGAGTTACGGCTTGGTTTGATGTAAGTGGTGCAGGTCGAAATCTTGGCTGCGCAGTAAATGAAACAGGCCCAAAATATTTAGAAACTGGATGGGCTGGCCAACCATGCTTTGACTTTGATGGCACAGCGCAGTTGTACACGCTTGGTGGACAGCCTACAACTGAGCAGTCAAGTGATGGATCTGCGTCAGCGTTTCCTAATTATGTAAACGCTAAATGGGCTATGCACATTGTGTTTAGACCTCAAGTTGCTGAAAACGACAATCCTATTGACGCTCCAGCATACTTGTTTGGTGTTGATACATCGCAAACCGAACCACATGACTTGCATGTAGCTATTCATAAACGACAAAATCTAATGTTTCCTGGGCAAGTTAATGCCAACAAGGTAACATTGTATGCAACCCCTAATAGCGGGCCGTCTTGGTATTTTACTCGCGTAGGAAGTACACCCTTTAAGCAAATTTTGCCTTTTGATGGGCAACCGAATCCAAACTTAGCAAGTACTGGTAATCAAGTTGCATATATTGGCGCTGGGCAATATAGATTTCCAGCTCCAGCTACATTATCAACTGTAAACAATGCTAGTGTCTTAACTATTGTTTATACGTCTGGTTCTGGAGATGGAACTACAGAATTAGAATGCCATTATCGTTTTAACGGTCAACCTATTGATCGTTGGCGTGGAGCGCAAATTAGTGCTGCTGCTGGATTTTACTTAGGCCGTCAAGCACCAACTTTGTCGCCAACGACAACTAACTGGTTCAAGGGCCAAGTTGCGGAAATCATTACGCTGCACAATTTAGACCAATCATATGTTCCACAATATCCGCGCACATTAGGTTTGGCGTGCAAAAGTGCTACTGGGACATTTACAATTTCTTCTAGCAATCCATTTGATAATGGTGAGACGTACCTTGATAATAAAGTTAAAACTCCATATACTGCTCAACCGGGCGCAAGTGAAAACAACCTAGTTTATTCTGGGTATTTTCTTGATGCAGGCTATAATGACAGTAATTTAGATTTGCAAAGAGGTGATGTTTTACAAGCCAACGGGACTATTGTTAATCTTATTCAGAATCGAGTACCGGTTACTTATTTTGATAGTTCTGGCGGGTTAACCCCTTTTGCAATGGTTGTTTCTGCTACATGGAGCAACCCAAGTGGAACTGCCGTTGTAAATCCATCGTTGTTACATAGTAGTGCGGCAACGTATATTCCTAATGTCAACAATACAACCGCAACGTTATGCGAAAAAATTGAAGGTTATTTAGCGTGGAAGTGGGGCATTTGGCATTTGTTGCCTAGGGGAAATCATGCGCCGCCGCAACTTGCCATGAACACGACCTACGATCCTGGCAACTGGCCGCATCCGTATCGCAATGCGCCGCCGAGTTCTGTGGACACGGACACAATTAGCAAAGCCGCTGTGACTATTAGCCCGCTAGCAGTTGCTGGATGCCTAGAGTCGATTGACGGCCCGTATCGCTGGGTTGTAGACGGTTTAGGTGGCTTTGGCGCAGGCGTTGGTTTGCGCATTAAAGCAACTACAGATGCGTTCTACACTTTAGGTGATCCGCAGTTTGCAGGTTCTACAACAAATGGCGAGTACACTTGGTCGGATGCCAACGGCAACGGGCGCAAGTTAGTCTACAACGCAGCCACTCAAGTCGTTTCTGATGCGTGGTCGCAAACGCTAGCAAGTTCTAGTACGACTTCTATTAGCACGACATACGATTACATTCCGCATTTGTCTACGGATGCGTTTGAGAATGCGTACTATCCGTTTACCTTTGTTGGTGGCGCATATGGTGTCGGCTGGTCAATCGTAGGCAAGGATGCAGGTAACACGCCGATTACGCTGTTGTCTAATGACACTAATGGCGACGTTGTTTTGCAGGCTGCGCCTGAGTTTGTGTCGCCGGATTACCGCATCGGCAACGGCATTGCAGATGACTTCCCTGTTACGCCTGACCCGCTAGATCCTGACACTTACCCGCGTGCTGAAAACGTCTATGTGCTGAAAGACGGCACAGGCGACGAGCAAACGATTGAGCGCTATGAAATTGTTGCTAGTCAGTCAGATTTAGCAAATCCGTCACCTCGGGCGCAGGTATTGCTTGCTGTGTCTAACGGCAAGATCAAAAAGTTCACGCCAAGCGGTGTAAGTTCGCCTGCTGGCGTTGATACTTTGCCGCAGCCAGAACTAGATGCCAACTCGCCGTACATCGACTGCGCGGTGCTGTTTGGCAAAGTGTATTTTGCCGATGGTTTGTCGTACCGCGTATTTGATCCGCGCAACGACACGGTGCTGGAATGGAAAGCTCTTGACGCTGGAACGCTGCCTAACCGCTGCAAACTCGTAGCAAACTGGCGTGGCCGTGCGGTTCTGGCCCGTGGTGCTGACGATCCGCACAACTGGCACATGAGCGAGCAGGGGTCGCCTGCCAACTGGGACATCTTCCCGCCGGTGCAGACCGCAACGCAAGCTATCAGCGGTAACAACGCTCGCGCTGGCTTGTGCCCTGATTTGATCAACAGCCTTATTCCTTACAACGACGACTTGCTGCTGTTTGGCTGCGACTCGTCGCTGTGGATGATGCGCGGTGACCCGATGGCCGGCGGCGTGTTTGACCTTGTGTCAGATGTCACCGGCGTTGCGTTTGGACGCTCGTGGGCCAAGGATCCCGAAGGCACGTTGTACTTTTTCGGATCTCGTGGCGGCGTGTACATTATGAAGCCAGGCAGCGTGCCTGTGTCCATGACGCAGTCCACGATTGAGCGGCGGTTGAACAATGTCAACTTGTCGCAGTTCTACGTCGAGATGTTTTGGAACACCTACGACGACGGCCTGCATGTTTTCCTGATGCCGTTTACCGACACGGCTAGCCGCACTAAGCATTACTTCTGGGAGCGCAAGTCTGGCGCGTGGTACGAAGATACCTTTGCGCTAACGAAGCAGCCCTCTGCCGCAGTTGTTATTGACGGTGACGCTGCTGATGACCGCTGCTTGCTGATCGGAACTTACGACAGCAGCGTTGTGCGCTGGGACAAGCTTGCTACAAGCGACGACGGCCAGCTTATCGATGGCAAGGTGCTTATTGGCCCCATCGCGCCCGACGATAGCGAGTTTGACGCACGCATCACCAACCTCGCAGCCGTGATGGCAAACCAAGGTGCAGTCAACTACAAGCTCTACGCTAGCACTACGCCGGATGACAAAGGCCAGCCGGTTGCAAGCGGGCAGTTTGTCCCTGGGCGTAATCCGATCCACCTTGTACGCGCTCGAGGGGCGTTTGTGTGGATGGAGCTACAGCAAGCCAATGCGTTTACGCGGTGGTCGCTAGAATCCATTCGCCTAGATGCGTACCCCGCAGGAAGGAAGCGTAATGGCTGACCCTAAGCGCATTGGCCTATCAGGCCAAGCACGCGGTATCGACCCTCAACGCCAACGGCGCAACTCGCTGACAACAGACGAGACAATTGCCGCGCCGCTGACGCTGAACGAACGAGGGCAGATTACGCTTGCGCTGACGGGGCCGTTTACGCTGGACAAAGAAGGTGCGCTGGTACTGAACATCGCGCCGCCGTTGACGGTAACTAACAATAGCCCGTTGACCTTGTCGTTGCAGACAGACACAACGCTCAAGACCGCAAACGGCAAGCTGACGACAAATATTCCTACGGCCACACCGCGTGCGCCAGGCTTGATGCCCGCGCTAGACGGCGATACTTCTAAGTTCTTGTCGGGCGACGGCGTATATCGTGCGCCAAGTTATCCGCTTCCGCGCCTAGACGAGTGTGCGCCGCCGACAGACACGACTAACCTAGACGCTTCGGTATCGGCCCACGGACTTCTGCCTAAGCTCTCTGGCGTAGTTACAGAGGTGCTGTTGGGTGATGGCACCTGGGGCGTGTTAGCTACCGATCTTGGCTATGTCGCAGCCACACGCGACCTCACGAGCAGCACGGGCACATCGGTAAATTTACCGCTGTTTACCGACACAGAAGACGGACTAACTCCTGCATCTGGCGGCGGCACAACCAACTTCCTACGGGCAGACGGCACTTGGGCAGCACCCAGCGGTGGTGGTGGCGGTAGCGGACTAGACCAGCCTGCGGTCATGGCTCGCATGGCGTTTGGAGGATTCTGATGGCAATCACACTTGACGCTACGACCAAGTCCCTAGACCTCACGACTAGCTCGACCGCTGACATTGACTACGCGGTGTCGTATGTGGACATGACCACCACGGCGTTCACGCCAGGCGATGGGCACGGCACGATCAACACGGCAGGCACGACCGTGATTGTCGCTGCACCCGCATCGTCAACCCAGCGCGGAGTAAAGTCAATCTCGATCTTCAATCGTCACGCCAGCACCAGCAACACGGTGACGGTCAAGAAGGATGTCAGCGGCACAGAGTACTGCTTGTTCAAGGCTGTGCTTATGGCGGGTGAATCGCTGCAATGGGCTGACGGCTGCGAGTGGTCGGTGTATGACGCAACGGGCGACAAGAAGGTCAACAGCCCTGTCAATGTAGGAATTACTGGTCGCGTCATCCCGATCAACAAGGTCGGCACAGCGACCGAAGGTACGGCCTACTGGTACAGCTTCGGCAAGGACGCTGGATTCACGGGCGCGTGGTCACCCGGCACGCCTGGCATCAACGGACGAGCAACTGACGGCACGACTGCTGCGGACAACGGAAGCCTCACGCTGTGGACACCTACCGGCTCTCTGTACATCACCGAGACGGCAGCGACCACGACCACGCTCTGCACGATCATGCTGGCGGACATCGTGTGGACTAATACAGGCATCGTGGTGACGACCACCACGGCTCAGGCGATCACCACACCAACCTTCCCTGCGCGTGACCTGAACGGCAGCACGAACGGCGAGGGCTATGTCATCGGCCTGTGTACTACCACGGCCAACACCAACGCCGCTGCGATTAGCGGAAGCACGGTCAGCTACACCAACTCGGCTGGTACGGCTGGTCGCACGGCAACGCTGCTGGCCGTAGCTGGCGACCAGATTCCGCCGACTCCTGTGATCGGTAATGTGGTGTGGTTCCAGCTCGCGGCAGGCGACAAGGGTGTGCGCTCGATCCAGAGCGTGACGCTGGGCACATCCCTTGGCGGCGGCGCGGTGTCGCTGTGCGTAGTCCGACCGCTGACCGTACTGTCTTGCACGCAGGTCAATGTTGCTACGCTTAGTAAGTACAGCGACCCTGGCATCCGCATCTACACGGGGTCGGTTATCATCCCCTTTATCAAGAACACTAGCTCCTCGGCGGTCACGCTGACGGGCCATGTGGTGGTGACAGAACGATGACAACCTATGACTTCGGTGACGGCAACGGCCCTGTAGCGGCGCACCAGCACGCCAATGGCGGGGGCTGGGTAGCTGACACCGCAGTCGTGGATGACTCGGTCTGGATCGACTCGACCGCCAAGGTCTATGGCAACGCTTGGGTCTGCGACGATGCGTGGATCTACGAGCAGGCACAGATCCGTGGGGACTGCTTTGTGGGCCACGAAACCCAATGTTTCGGCAACTGCGTTGTCGAGGGCACATCCCGCGTAGAATTCGAGTCTCGCGTCTACGGCAATGCTATTATCCGTGGGGCTTCGAAACTCTACGGATGCACGTTTATCGGCGGCAATCACGTCGTCGAAGATGAAATCCTAACAGACGAAAAAAGGACATAAAAATGGATCCGATTATTGGAGGAGGTTTAATTGCTGCCGGTGGCAGCATTTTGGGCGGTTTGCTTGGCAGCAGCAACGACCCTGCAAAAAAGCAAATGAAGCAAATGAACAAACTGTTTGCTCAAGCCAAAAAAGACCAAGACTGGATGTACGGTCAGGCGCGGCAACAGCAAGCTATGGTTTTGCCCACGCTGCAAAAGGGCTTTGCCTCGGCTAACAAGTTTGCTGATATGTACGGTCGTTCGGCCAAGCAAGGCGCATACGATCAGTCCAAGCAGCTTTCGGGGCAGATGCAGCAGTCTATGACCCAGCGCGGGTTGTACAACACGACTGCGTTTGACAACGCCTCACGAGGCATTAGCAGCGACCTAAGCCGCACGCTGATGGGTATCGACGAGTCGGTTGCTGGTATGAAAGGGCAACTAGCACAAGCGCAGGCAGCAGCAGAAGCGGGCGCGTATGGCGCGATGTCGGGCTTCTACCAGAACTACGCAGGCGCGAACACGGCGTTGCTTGGCGCACAAGCTGGTGCAACTGCGAACATTCAGTTCCAAGATCCGAACGCATGGACGGCTGGCCTAGGTCAAATCGGCGGTGCGCTGTTGGGGTATGGAATGACATACGGAAAAGACAAAGCTAAGGCTGGCTAATAAATAAGTTTAGGAACACAACGCTATGGCACTAATCATTCGTCCTAACAGCGGCATCAACAATGCAATGGCTGGTATTGCTGCTGGCCTTAGCCAAGGTATGCAGCTAGGTTTTGAAAAGCGCAAAGTAGATCTTGCAGAGCAAGAAATGCAATTGCGCATGGCATTGGAAGAGGGAAGGAAACAAGTAGAACAGGATCGACTTACTCTTGCACAAAACGCAGACGCTCGAGCAGCAGGGCAGGAAAAGCGTGCAATTGATGAACATAACTATGAATTGGGTCAGCGCGATTTAGGAAGCAAGGTAGCCGCTGAACAAACCGCAATTGAGGGTATGGGCACACAGGTTACTCAAGCGCAACAAGGCGCATTAGGTCGGTATGCTGGAGAAGCTAAAACATACTCAACTTTGTCGGGCGCAGCCAAAGCAACGGGAGCATCAGTAAATACGCCGTTTGGCAAGATCCCTACTGTAGCTCAAACTTTTTCAAAGCTTTCTGAAGCGCAGTTGATTTTGGGGCCGCGATTGTCGCCCCAAGAGCAGGCTTTAGCGCAACAGTATGAAGATCGTTTAACTGCTGCTGAAAAGCTTGCGCAAGGCTTGTCTGGCGAACAGCAAACTAAGTTTAGAGAGTGGGCGCGAGGCCGTGCGTTGCAGGACTTGGATTCCTCAGGCCGGATGGCTTTTGCGTCAAGCGTTGCAGATCGCATGGCTGCTGGCGCATACACGCCTGAAGACAACTTTGGTCAACCAGTCAACGACCCGCAAATTGCTGCTAAGATTCAGCAACTTCTTGAGGCATCGCAAGATCCTCGAGCCGCGCTTGCCGATTTGCGCAAAATGGAGCAATCCATCCTTGACGGAGTGGCGCAGCAAAACATTAAGGCTGACAACTATCAATCGGCTGCGTTGCGTCTTGCGCAAACCCGTGAAATGGGTCGTCAGACCAACAACCCCAATGTGACGCAAGCAACCGTGTATGCGCAAAACTTGCTTAAGGCGGGAGTTGAAGGCAAGGAACTTGATACTGCAATGGACAATGCAGCAAAGGGGTTGGTTGCGCGAAAACTAACAGATGGGACTGAGTTTGTTGCGCCTGCCGTAGGCTTTGAAGAAGCGTTTAAAAACAGACAAATTGAAGTAGATACCTATAACAAAGCAAAGACGGACGCTATCGAAGCTCGTGCTGCGCTAGAATTGAGGGCCGCTGCGCCCAAGCTAAAGCTTCCGTCAGAATATGTGCAGATGGCTTCAAAAACATTTGAAAATTTAGATGACGCAAGTAAGGCACGCGCACTTGGTCGGCAAGAAGTTGTTGACGAGAACGGTCAAAAAACGTTGACACCTCCGACAATTACTCCACAAGATTTTATCAAAAACCTTGCACAGCAATATCGTGCAGACGACGAAGCGGCTATTGTGCAGCAACAGCAAGCGTTTGAAGCTAGTCGTAGTGGGCAAGCAACTGCGCAACCTGCGGCAACGCCGTCTGCTGCCAAACCCGCAACTCCTGCGCAACCTGCGGCCAAGCAAGCTCCGACAGTAGTGTTGAAGACTGACAAAACGGAATCAAGCGCAATTAAGTCAGCACAAGACATTCCTAAGGAAAACTTCCTTGAAAATGATGCTGGTTTTGCAGTTCCTAAAGCTAACCCAGAGCTTCAAACCAAAATCAAAAAGCTATTGGTTGACAAAGAACTGTTAGATCCAAAAACAGGCAAAGCATTTGCTGGCAAAGAAAAAGCAGCGGCTAGTGCGGCTATGTACTTGCTGCTAGTTGAAAGCGGCTATGATGTGCGGTTTTTGCAAACCGACAATGTGCTTGGACTTCCTAACGGCAAGTGGATTAAGAACCCTCAGTTCGCTAAACAAGAATAACGCACATGGTTTACTACAGCGAGACCGAAGAGGAAGAACTGCGTCGTCAAGGCGTGTTGCCGTCAGATTTAACAGGCACTCAGCCAATTCTTGGCGAGTATCAAAGCTTGTTTGACGATCTTGCTGCTGGAAACTTAGTAATTAAATCGGGCGCATCTTCAGCCCAAGCTGCTGTTGCTGCGCCAACACAGGAGCCAGAAACACCCGGCACTCCCGTATACTTGCCGAACCTTGATTTCCTGCAAACTGGCGGCGAGATTGAGTTTAGCACGATGGATTATCTGTCCAACATGGGACAGAGCTTTCTTCGTAGTGCTGCAGATGTGCCGTTAAGTGCCATTCAAGGCATGGCAATGGCTGACGACTACGGCAAAGACTCGCAAGTCGATGACGTGATGCGAGCCGCCAAAGAATGGGTGCGTGAAACGTTGCCAGGCGAACCTGGCCTAGCTAACTCAATTTCAGGCGATGTCTCTGGCGCGTTTGGCTCTGCTGGTGCTTTCTTTGGTTTGGGCCAACTCGGCATGACAGCAGGTGCGGCAGTTGGCGGGGCAACGGCTGGCCCTGCTGGAGTGATTGCAGGCGGTTTGGCTGGTAGCGTTGGCACTACCGCTGTTGTTGGTTCTTTCAGCATGGGTGCGCAGATGTACGACGAGGCGTTGGCTATGGGCGCAACCCCAGAGCAAGCCGAAGATGCGTACAAGGCCGGTCTATTTATTGGAAGCCTTGAAGGTATTCCGATGGGTATCGGTTCTGCGGCCAAGCGTCTTGCTACAGCTTCTATGAAGATGGGCGGCGAAGCCTTGCGTCGCATGACGGCTCGTGAGATTGCAGAGCTAGCTGCGTGGGAAGGCTTTGAGGAAGCAATCCAAGAAGGTGGCTCGGCTCAGTTGCAACAGGTTGCGGAAAAGACCATTGGCTACCGCAAGGAATATGATTTTGGCGAAGTGCTGTACCAAGGTGCGCTTGGTGCTGGGCCGGGTGCGACAATCTCTGCTTATGCGTCTAACAAAGAAAACCAGCAGATTGACGCTGAACTAGGCGACCGTCGCCTTAAGGCCGAAGAGGAAGCTGAGGCTGCCGCACTTGCCGCTGCTCGTGATGCTGAAGCCGGTGCGCGAGTTCGTGCGTTTGACGAAAAGGTCAAAGGCGTTGCAGAGCTTTTGGCGCAAAACGAGGCAGAGCTACAAAGCTTGGAAGCCGCTGCTGCCGCAGAGACAACAGCGACTGAGACGGTCGATACTGCTAAACCTGCAATTCCAGGCGAAGTAGAACTGCCTGCCGATGCAAAGCCGCCTGTCTTGGAAGAGATTGCAGGCGAAACAGCATCGGCTGAAGCCGTTGTACCAACTACAGAAACAGCAGCACCGGAAGCAGAGGCTGCGCCGGTAGAGTCAACTGCGACAGAACCTACGACAACTACTGTGCCTGTAGTTGCAACGCCTGAAATTGTTGCAAAACGCGCCGAAGTCGAGCGTTTGCGCAAGCAGCAGGAACTGTTGTTAGAGCAGGCAAAGTCTATTGAAGCCACAGAAGGTGTGCGCGAGAAAGAGCGCATGGCTGGCCCGTATGGCGAGGCTCGTGCCGCAGCGACGCTAGCAGGCGAGTTAGAAGCGTTTGATGCAGCGGTTGCTGCTGGGCAAACGCGAGTGCTAGATGCAACGGCGCAGCGAGATTTGGATGACCATGTTCGCAAGCTGACAAAAGCTAAGAACATGGATGACTTGGCGACCATCAATCCTAAGGATGTTCGCGCCGTCTTGCCGCGTAACGTTGAACAGCAAAACGCCGAACGACGACTCAACGACCTTGGCTATGAGGTCACATTTGTTGACTACGGCAAAGATGTCAACCTTGAAGGAGCATACGATGGCACAACAAACCGCATTTATCTTAACGCTCGACTAAGCAACGAAGCAATTCTTAAGCGCGTTGCTCGGCATGAAACCTTCCACGGCTTGTTTAAAAACAACAAAGCCGAATGGGAAAGCATTATGGCTACAATTAAAGCCGCAAAAGGCGAATTGTGGAATGCTGCACGCCGCCGTTTTATTGCAAGCCGCACGGCTGCAATTAAAGACGATCCTGCGGCATTGGCTAAATGGATTAAAAACAACGCAAACGCAATTACAGATGAAACTGGTAGTCTAATTTCTGATTGGTTTAGCGCGACTATGGATGCGCTTGAAGCCGATCCAAAGTTGGTTAGCGAGTTGGCTCAAGCCGACGCAGGTTTTTTAAAGCGACTAGTTGATTGGGTGCGCGTACAACTGCGCCGCGTTGGCTTTGACTACACATCGATTAGCGACAAAGAACGCGCAGCCCTAGCTCGCTTGCCTGCCTTAGCTGACAAAGCTATGCAGGAAAGCCTAAGCGTTAATGAGCGACTGTTCATTGCGCAGACCCTTATGCGCGGCCTGACTGCAATTGAATCTGCGGCTAAGATGCAGATGTCTGGGCAGGAACGGCAAGCACAAGCCTTCCTAGGTCGCACTTTAGGTGAAATTAAAACACGCAAGGAAGCGGAGGCTCAACGCGCTGCTGCTGCTGAAGCTGCTCGAGTTAAACTAGAAACGGATCAAAAATCTCGCGCTGAGAAAGAAGCTGCGCAAAAAGAAAAAGCCCGTGTCAAAGTTGTCGATACCGCTCGCACCCGCATTGCTCGTATTAAAAAAGACAGCGCAGACTGGCCGCTAGTTGAAGCGGTTGCTAACGCAAAGTCTGCAATTGAGCTTGATGCCGCAATTGCACCGCTTGTGCCTGCTGAAGCTACGGAAGTCGAGCGTAAAGAGTTAACTGACGCAATTTGGGCGGTTGCGTACAAGCAACTTGAAAAAGAAGTTGCGAAGGAAACAGCAGACAAAAAGCGCAAGGAAGAAGAAGCGCAAAAGAAGGCAGATGTTGCCACCAAAGAAAAGCAAAGAGCCGCAGATGCGCTAAAGGCTAGACAGGAAGCTGCCAAAACAAAAGCAGCTAAAGAAGCGGAGAAAGCAGAAGCAAAGCGCAAGGCTCAAGAGGAACAATACCAACGCCGCTTTAAGCAAGTTAAGAGCGACAACCCGACTGGGCAAGCTAAGGCGTTGCTAAACGCCGTGTACAAGGCTGGAGCCAACGAAGATGCAGCGTTGGAAGCAGCGCGAGAGTTTTTAGGCAATGAGGCTACGGATGCTCAGGTGCTAGAGACCGCTCTTGAAGCCATTCGTATTACGCAAGATCGACTTGGCCGTGAGCGAGCTGCTGCTGCTGAACGCGAGCGTGCTGCACAAGAGGCACAAAAGAAGGCCGCTGAAGTGCTTGCTCAAAAGCAACGGCAAGAAGCTGAGGCCAAGGAGGCTGCTGCCAAAGCCGCCGCAGGCAGGCTAGCTGCGCAGCAGCAAGAAGCCGCTGCCGCAAAAGCCGCTGCTGACCGCAAAGCCGAAGAGGAGCAGCAAGAGGCCGCAGAACGGCAAGCTCGGAGGGAAACAGAGTTGCCCACGGTGAGCCGGGGCCGCACGGTGCCTGGGCAGCTAGAGGTAGGTGACCTCGTAATCTTTGGCGAAAAGGGTGTGTCAAAGGTTGTCGCAGCTACTGGCTCAGGTACAGAACAGCGCGTGATGATTATTCCGATTACGCGGTCGGAGGCTGCTCGCGTTGCCATTCTAGAGCGTCAAGGCGTTCGCAATTGGTGGACGCGCATCAAGTGGGCCGGAGAGCCTATTACGGTCGATATGACCGACCCGCGCTTTAAGGCGCTGGTTCGTCGTCGGTCTGCGGAGGAAATGCGCCGAGATGAAACCAAGCGACTGATGAAGGAACGCATCAAGGCGCAGGCTGAACGCAAAAAAGGCGACTTGCCGAGGTTTAGCTACAACAACCAAATTACGCCTGAGATTGACGCTGCATACCTTGCCGCTGTGGAAAGCGGAAACATGGACACGGCCCAACAGATGGTTAACAAAGCAATGGATATTGCTGGAATTGTTATGCCAACTGTGGTTCAACGTCAAACTAATTATGCGGCAGATGTAACAGTTCAAAACAATAGAGCTTATTCGCCAATTGTACGAGATTTGCTGCGTAGGCGAGCTGAAGGTGAAAATATTACGCAGGCAATGCTTAATGAAGCAATTGTCAATAATTTCCCTTCAAGTTTGGTAAAAGTACCTAATACTGTGGCAGATTTGCCATCAGAAGCTGAAGTTATTAATGCGTTAGACGAACGACAAAAAGTGCAGCGCATTGAAAAACAATCTATTCCTATCAACAGTCAAGTAACGCTGCGCCAAGACGTTCCATCGTGGACTCGTAACAAAGTTGGCGTGGTTACTATTCAAACCAAAAACGGCAAAGCCTATTCGCAGGCAGCAAGAATTTTAAACCCAGATTTTGTTGTAAATGAAAAAGCGTCATTGAAAATTGCTATGGGGGAAAGCAAAAAACCTCATATTGCAATTCTAGGTACATGGTCGTCTGATCAATCAATGCCGTCAAATTTAGAAAAATGGACGCAGGTTGGTTACAACCCAGATAGGCATAGTTTTTATTACGACAGAGCCACAATGATTGAGGTTGTTGGCGGATCT